ATAGCGCTGCCCCTCGAGGTGGCGCAATTCATCAGTTGAGATATTTGGGCCACTCACCATCTCAATCGTAACGCTTCGCAAATATTTTAGAATTTCTTTGCCAGTAGGCTCTGAGAATACAGAAGCAATATTAAGACTGATCTTGTCTTCATCAGCCTTAGATCTTGTTACTCCGTCTAAACCAATATGGTTATTCTGCGGCAATCTGTGGTCCTGCGATCTGTTCCTGTTGTTGCATCTGAGCCATTTGCTGCATCATTGCAACTATTTGTTTACGCTCATCTGCATCACGAATCAACCCATCAGGTACACCAAATTTTTTCGCAAGGTGAATTGCTGTTTCTTCTGAGTTAATTAGCAGGTTCGTCATATCAGCACCGAAGTATGCGTTTACTAGTTCTAGGAACCTAGATACCGCAGTAATGTCTTGGTTTGACTGCGCTTGTGCAAGTGGTGAAACAGAACGGATCTTTACTTCACGACCATTTACAGTTGGCAGTTCAATGCGTCCTTGTTTCTTTAGGATGTGAATTACACGTTGCAACACTGGCTGAACAAGCTCCGCTTGCAATCGACCAAACGCAGATCCAATGCGACGAGATAGATCAGCCATACGCTCTGCAACTTCTGTAGCTGATGCTGGCGTTTTATCTGGATTACCTAGCATATCATTGTATAGCGCACGTTTAATATTCAAACGCATGTCACCAAGAACAAGATCCGCAACATCGAAGCGACCCGCTGCTTGTATAGGCTGTAATCCACCAGATTGAGGTGACTTAGGAATGATCGTCCCTGGCACTAGATTAATTGTATCAGGGTTAATAATGCCATCATCATCCATTTGATAGATGCCAGATATAGCCATCTGCGCATTTTCTAAGATAAGTTGGATAGTAAGGTTGGTTGTTTTGATAGCAGACAGCGCATTGATTAGGGGCCCACGACCATAGACTTCACCCGCACACTTAGACCAACGGAAGCAAACATATGGGTTAGATCCAACACCAGTAAAGCTATGCTCAACTAAATATGTTTTAGTAGACATATCAATTACATAATGAAGGTGAGCTTCTTGGTTTTTCTTTGAGTAATCCTTACAAACTACCTCAAGTACAGTACACTTACCTTCTGGATCCCGAGCAATACGCTGAGAAACCTTCTCATCAAACTGCCCATCAGGATAAAGATATGTAAGATCTGAATTACGAATGCCTTTACGCTCACGAAATACATGATCGATCTTATCATCAGGGCCAGTATCAAGAACAACATGAGGCAACGGAACCGCTGAGAACATAACAGGGTTTAATGCATCACCTTCTTCAACACATAGAACACCAGTACCGACAGCAAGATCCATAAAGGATTCGTGTACCTCTTGAGCAAAGTTAGAGTTTTGAAGGATCTCAAACACATACTCGGTAACTTCATCAAGGTCATTGTTTACTATGTCAGCTTCACTAGCAGGTATCTCTGATCCAGCAGTTAGGTCTGCCCAACGCGCAAAGTTAGGAACAAGGCCAGACTGTAGGCGAGATGCAAACTCTTGAACGCCAACTACAGCAGTTTCATCAAAGATCTTATCATCTCGACGCTGACCTGCCGTTTCATAGTAAAAGGATTCACGCTGCGGTAGCGCGTACTCATAACATTCCTCGAACAAGTCTACGAAGTTTTGCCGATGTGCTTTAGCTTTTTCGTAGCGCTCAAGGTATTTCTTAGGGTCATGCATTATAGATACCTGCTATAGAATCCGATTCCACCAGTAGAGCCAGTAAGAAGTGAACGGCGACCAGATCCACGACGCTTTCCAGTTGCGGGAGCAATCATAGAAGAACTAGCCATCATGCCTAGGTCACGTTCTTTTCCTGTAAGAACTTTCTTACCTGAACCATATTCCTGTGTGCGCTCTAAGCGCTTACGAAGCAAGGACTGTTTTGAACGTGCGCGTTCAATTCGTTTCTGACGCAGTTCCTCTTGAGCTAGTCGCTCTTGTTCTTTTGTTGCTGCATCAGGCTCTTTTATAACAGTTGTTGGAGTTACGCTCGTCTGACCAATATTTACAGGCTTTTCAGGTTCAGGCTTTAGGCCCTTTTCATCTATTTCATCTTTGATAGCACTGGCCACATCCACTGGGGCCGCAGACGCTTTTTTCTTTTTACCAAAACACATCGGATCACTCCTTCTTTGCTATTGCAAAGCATAGAAAATAAAAAAGTTCAACGCACAAGTGACCACACACTAGGTTTCTTAGCTGCGTTCTTTGGTTTGCGGTTGAATACATCAAAGTCTTTCTTTGCGTAAGCAATCTGTGATGGCTTCTGATTTGACATTAAGGCTCTGCCCTCACCAGCCCCAAGAAGTAAATACTGTAAAGCATCGTGAATGTGCGAGTACATATTCTTGTCAGGCTTATCTGCATATCTTTCGCCACTAACTTCCATACGCTTATATGAATACCCACCCTCAAAGCCTTTGATTAGCTGCTGGCAACGGCGATCAACTAGAAACGCAGGTTTGCCTTCAACCATTTTATTAAGTTGTTGCGAAACTGACTCCAAGCGGAGATCAACCGAATTACTCGGAGCGGGGAATGCGCGAAGACCAGCACCTCTAAGTATGTGGAAAGGGGTAGATTCGTCCGTTTGCGCCCTAAAATCACCCGCTGGATCCCCATATATGTAGACATCGGAAGTCGTAGCAAAGCGCGTAGCAATCTCATTTCTTAGAACCTCTGCAAATCTAACTATGCCCATATCAAATGCAACGATCTCAGATTGAATCAACCACCTGTTTCTAACCTTTTGACCAATAACAGCCGCAGGGGTAAGGCCAAAGTCAATTCCGATATACAACGGAAGGTTAGCCGCAACAGGTATTTCTTCTTTAGCAACGTGAGTTTCAGTAACAAACATGGGATATACTGGCTTTCCATCCTGAATTGTACCAAGTCTATTCATAACATAGACATCAATCCAAGATTTAGTTTTACCCTGAATAAGGTTTGGATAATAGTTTTGCATCATGTTCTTACGGTTTTCAGCCGCATCACTAGGAACATAATCCTCTATTTCCCCATCCTCATTGTAGGTTTCTTTCATACCTGCGGGTTGCGTAAAAAACTGCCAGTTCTCTGGCTTGACCAACATCTTTGCTTGATCGCGCGGGATGTGATCTGGGATAGGAACTTCACCAGACATGATAGGCCACCAGTGATCTTCTTCTGGAGCGTTGGTATCGGCAATAACACCTGTCCAACTTGGGCCACCTTCACGCATAGAAGGAAAACGACCAACACGCATTGTACACGCATCGATGATAGACTTTGGAATCTCACGCGCCTCGTTAATCCAAATGCCAGTTAGTTCGAGTGAAAGCAATTTCTTAACATCTTCAGGTCGATCTAATGCTAAGAAGATGACCTCAAGATCTAAGTCACCCTTCTTGATATGGTGGGTGTATGGCACTGACCAGATAAACTTACCCCATTGATCCTCGGGAAACCAATCAAGCCAAGTCTTAATAGTGGTAGTTCGTAGCTGTGGGTTGGTGTTACGAATGATTGCCCATCTACTTCGACGGATCCCATCTTCGTTTTTCTTCTGTGCAAGCGCACGGCGAAACACTTCTACGCAGCAGCCGACAGATTTACCAGAACCAACAGGCCCACGGATCCCACGAAAGAACGTATCGTCCTTCATAAACTGCTTTAAGACTTCGCCATCTGGTTTGTACTTAAAGGTTGCCAACTTTGTGATCCACTGCAAACTTTAACATGCGTTCAATAACTTCAGGCCCAATAACATCTATGATCTTGTCAGCCTCATAGTCGGTCTGAAAGTCCTTGGGGTGGTGCTGCATGTGTACTTTCTTCACCACCCTGCGAAGCAAGTCTCGCTCATGCTTAGAAAGGGTTTGGGTAAAGCTCATTCGTCTTCTATCTCAATTCTTTTTGGCGCAGCCGACTTCTTTTTCTTAGGCTTCGGCTTAGAATACGCCTCGTTAATGTCAGTAGTGGAAGGGTCGTCTGCCTTCAGCCGTCCTTTGGAGCTACGAGAACGTGTTGGTTCTGGCCCTTCCACCAAGCGGCGCGAGTCAGGGGTTCTCGTTTTGCCGCTATACGTTGTACCAGCAAGAACATGTGTCTCGCCAGTATACAATTCACCGCTAGTTAAATACCAAGCCATTACTTCGATGGCCTTACAGCTTTAGACATCTTAGCACCATCGCCGCGCTTGTTCATATTAGTCAGCGCTTTGTTGACTGCACCACTCTTTAGTGGGCCACCACCCGCTTGACCGTTCATTGCTTTAGCTGCTGCTGCGCCCACGGTCGCGCCCATGCTTGCAACTATACTTAATAAAGACATAGTAACCTCCTACGTTCTGTACTGTCTTACTTTCCGAGCAATCGTTTTCGGTTGAGCCACAAACTGCTTACCCTTTGCCTTGCCCTCTCGTTTAGCTCTGGTTGTAGCTGCATATTCAGAATCACTAAGAGCAGCAATAGCCTTGCTAGGAAGGTAACGCTCACCAGTCTCACTAGACTTCTTACCAGACTTAGTGCGCCACTTTTGCTTTCCCCAGTTAAGTAGAGACTTTTGCGGAGCTTTCATCTGCTTCCCTCTGCTTCTTTAGTATGGCATTTAATGTGCCGCGATCTTCGTAGGTCATTATCCTTTTGGCGACCTTTTAATCAAAGAGCGTATCTTTTCTTTTTCGGCAGCATTAAGTCTATTCTGCTCCAAGCGATCAAATACTTTTGCACTTTTTTCTCCATCATCTCCATATTCGTTTCGAAGGAAATTAGCAAATGCTGCATGATCACCTGCGCGTGCCTTGCTCTGCTTTTGGTAATTTTCGCTATTAATGTTCTTGATAAAATTACGATAAACCTTACGAGATAATTTTTCCCACTGCTCAGCTGTACCATATTGCTTTGCACCAGAGGCAGTTGTGTACATCTTTAATTTCTCAGCCATTATCGGTATCCTCCACCTTTCGCTTTGTATTCCTTTGCAAGCAACTGTGCCTTACGCGCCGACCATTGACCAGCTTTAGTTCCATGAGTCGCGCGATTCTTTATAGCTTGAAACAAACTCTTGCGCATCTTTGGCTTGGTATAGTTGCCAGCAGCATTAACCGTACTCATGACTTCTTATTCCTTTTGGCAAAGTTACGAGCAGCCTCTACACTACCAAAACCCCAAGCCTTCAACGCTAATGCCTTACGAGTCGGGCGACCCTTCTCATCTTTCATCGGCCCCTTCATACCAGCAAACCGAGCAGCAAAAGAAACACGACGAGGATTAGTCCCGCTCTTAACAGGAGCCTTGAGATTAGCACCCTCAGTCCTTTTAAAATACGCACGACCCGCCGCATTCAAACCACCTTTAGGATTCTGATACTCTTTCCTTGGCATTTATGGCTCCTGATCTTTCTTAACTTTCTGCGCCATACGATCTTGACGCAACATGTTAGCTTCGATCTTCTTCGCTTTTTTAAGCAACGAAGCACGCTGAGAAGATGTTACCAACTGACCATCATCCGTACCAAGCATCTCCTTAACCTTACGTCGAAAAGCAGACAGCTTAGAATAATCCTTCGGCATACGCTCCAACTTAGCGTCTATCATTTCATATCGAGCCTTCATTAAACTCGCTGGACTTTGACCTTTGGGCATGACGTACCTTTCACCAAAAAAATCTATCTAAACCTTTGCGTACCTTTTTAGCCTATAACTCGGGTTTGGGACTACTGACAATCACGCTAGTGCAGTTTTTTAACCCCACCCCCTGCTAGGACAGATCAATTGTTACGCTAATATCCCCAGCAATTTGCACTTGCGAACGATCTATCGGTTTGAACCCAGCCCGATCTAACAGATCCTTGGATGCTTCCAGCTGCACATACTCGCTCTTAGCTCCACTGGATAACTCCGCTACCCTGCCTAGTGCCCTGACAGCGTGAATCCCAAATGCATCTGCTGTTGCTTGCATGAGATACTGTTGCACATGCGGAGTTTTCATAGCTTTGTATGCAGAGGCTCGTCCGCTGTTCCCCGCTGCGTACCCAGCCTCATGTGCAGCTTTTGCTACATTGCCACCGTTTGCTACAAACGCATCCACTAGCGCTCGTTGCCTTTCTGTTAGATCACGCTTAATCACACCACTCATGTCTAAAGCCCTTTCGACTGTCTGTTCATAGTCCTTACTGTCGCCCCCCTCTCCCTCTCTCCCCCCATTGATAGCACTCGATGTAACACCCCTGTCAACGCACAAATTGCACGTTTGCTACAACTTTGTACCTGTGCACACTACAAAGGTGATTCAGAACCACAAGTTTTAGTTCTGCCTCGCTTCGGTTTACTGTCTCAGTCAGTACGCTCGTCGGCACCTCGTTACAGCTGCGGCCACCTCGCACGTCTTTGTTCATTGCATCGGGCCAAAGACCATTCGCAAGCAGTTTCCTCTTGCTGTTCATAGCTGTGTGATTGTGGCTGCTGGCGGTGTGTAGTTCGACCTTTTCCTTGTGGGGAAACAACTTGCGAATAGCAACCTGATCTGGGGATCAGGCTTTGGCTCCGTGCATGAAGTCGTCGTTGCGAGGGTGGTCCTCGCACGTAACAAGGAGCCTAGAGCTATGACTAAGAAAGTACCTACACTCGTTGAACTAAAACTTGCAGTTCTAAATCATTTTCAAGCTACACAGGATGTTGCACCAAACGAACAATTCGTTGCTGGCATTGCCAGAGATGAATGTTACACCTCGCACAACTCACTGGTCTACAAGAAGAAGCAGATGGCCGACAAGATTGCGGACTACGAGACAGCAGTCGAAGAAGGCAAAGACATTCGAGCGGATGCGATCGCGCGACTGCTCGATAACATGGAAGTCGAACTAACGTTGTTAGACGAACGTCATCAAGCAGATCTATCGGTGTACGAGCAGGTCACTGGCACACAGTGGGAACCGATGGCTAAGAAACGCGCACCAGCGAAGCTATCAGATGATCGCATGAAAGCACTCAGAGCAAAGGTGGCGTAAGCCACCCCCGCAAGGGGCAGCACCGTCTGCCTCTTACTTCACCCTTTCGCCCAATCGGGGTCACGATTCGTGTAGGCTTGTGCGCTGCGGATCCACCCCACAATCAAGGAATAAACGAATGAACTTTTCTGACAGCCAACTAATCTCAGCTATTCGATCAATCATTGCTGAAGAAGTAGACAGCCGTATCAAAGCAATTGATGAAAATGAATTTAATGTATGGGATCATAGATCTGACATTGAAGACATCATTAGTGACTACATCAATTCAAACGTAACCATAACAATCGAGACTTAACATGCTTAAACCTATCAACTTGTTTCACACACCCAAAGATTGGCATGAACTAATGACATGGATCCATGCACACAATGATGAAGACAAAGCGCATCTAACTACGGCTGCTGCTATGGGCTGGAATCTATGCGCAACTATTATCGAAGATTACTTGGAGACAACCGATGAAGACACCTAGTTTTACACGCCGTGATTTTGTATTCATTGCAGATCACATTGCACCAATGATGCATTGGCCTACACACATCAATGAGCTTGCGGATAAACTGAAAGCTACGAATCCTAGATTCAATCGTGAAAGATTTATTGAACGTGCAACCAAAGCATGGGAAGCTAACTATCAGGCACACTTGGGAGACATCGATGATGAAATACCTAACTGAAACTATCCATTGTCCAGAATGTTTGGGCGATGGCACTCTAACATTCGAACGACCTGAACCTTGGGTCAATCGTGATCTACCTCCAAGCCTTGAGGAGTACAAAGATACATGCTGGAACTGCGGTGGCAGCGGTGAAGTTGAGGCTATGGAGTTTGATGAACCAGATCCTGACGATGGGCAACCATCTATGTATGAAGAATATCAGGATCTATACGGAGGCGACGACCCAATTGAATCGGAGGCAATCTAATGGGATACACACATCAAGGAATCGGCTATCAATCTACTGACACCAGTAAGTTTGCAGCCAAATCAAACACTGAACTAAAGATCTCAATACGCGATCAAGTCTTGCAGCTACTAACCAACAGCGGTGTTGCCATGTCAGCCGAAGCTGTGTCAGAAGCGTTAGGCCGACCACAAGTATCAGTGCAACCACGATTAACTGAATTGAAAAACGCTGGCTTGATCGAAGACAGTGGCAATCGTCGCCAAACTAAGTGGGGTAAGCCCTCGATTATGTGGCAAATTAAGACTGACGCTTGACATAAAAGCTGCGTATGTGCATATGCTGCGGCATGATACAGAGTTATTGGGATCAGATTCTAGAGAAGCATCGCTATGTTGATCTACCTTTGCACAAGGTATTTATCTTGGCAAAGATACCAACATCTACTTACTATCGCACGGTCAATGGCAAGACAGAATTGACCTTAGAAACTGCGAAGAAAGTATATCAAACACTAGATAGATTATCTAAGCGATGGCCTACTGGTCTGGTCGAACCAAAGAAAATCAATGCCGCAGTTCCAAAACTACACAAAAGCAACCGAGGTAACTGATACCTACGTCGAGTTGATCGATGCTTTAGTTGCAAGAAGGCATGAGCTTGGTCTATCGCAAGAGAGATTGGCTTTGGAAATAGGCTGTACCATTTCATTAATTCACAAATGGGAACAGTATAAACGTGTGCCATCTGGTTTCATGTTGACATGCTGGCTGGATGCACTTGGCGTTAAGATCAAAGTCTGCTCGTACTCGGATTGATTCGGGATCTACAATCTGTGATTCATGTGGTGATACCACTCAGTATTTCGTTGCGATCATGGCTTCAATGAAACCTGCGCGTTACCATATGATATGTTTAAACTGCTATGAGGATGGTTCATGGGAAACAAGAATAAGCAGAAGGGAAGTTACCACGAACGATGGTTCGTTAAGTGGCTCGAAGACCAAGGTATCGAAGCAAAGAAAGTCCCACTCTCAGGATCCCTCGGAGGAGAATACTCAGGAGACATCCACCTCCCCTCATTGGTCGGACGAAATGTGGTAGTTGAAGTAAAGTATCGTACAACATCTAGTTTCCCCAATGCTTTCAAAGTCTTAGAAGGTAGAGACATGGCTTTGTTCAAAAGAAAAACTGGTCAGGATAAAGTCTGTGTGATATTATCGGAGGCACTATTCAAAGAGATGATCGAGCAAATGAAATAAAAAAGCCCCGCCAAGGGAGAGTAGGCGGGGCATCCAGTGAGGCAATATATAACAAGGAGTACATGGACCGTGCTATATGCTGAGATACTACTACGAGAGGTAGTACAATGGCAAGTACCAAACAGTCATGCAAAATTGATTATGCTACTCATAGCGGATCATACGGACTCATACGGTATAGCTTATCCAACCATCCAAAGGCTGTGTGAATTGTCTGGACTCAGTAAGAGTTCAGTCATTCGTGCTGTCAATTACTGTGTCAAACACGGTTACTTAACCAAGATCGCAGGTCGCACTGGTGTTTCTACGATCTATCAATTCAACTGTCTAAGAGAGGAGGGTGTCAGTGTGACACACCAAGATAATAATAATGTAACTAAGTTAAATATATCTAATACTACTTGGGGTGTCAGTGAGACACCTACCTTCGATGAGTTCTGGCAGATCTACCCACGCAAGATTGCTAAAGGCCATGCTCGTTTGGCATTTGCTAGAGCATTGAAGAAAGCTGATGCAGATACAATCATTCAGGCTGCTTCTAAGTTTGCTCAATCTGTTGAGTACAAAGAGAAGCAATACATTCCCCATCCGACAACATGGCTAAACGGTGAGCGTTGGGATGATGACATCGATGATGTGTCTGGTCGCTCCAACACTGACCGACTGAATGACATTATAGATTTTGACAAGTATCTATTGGAGGCAAAGAAATGAATTACGAGGATCGTACTCGCAGAGTTGGTAGTTGGCTGCAAGATGTATTGCGTAGGTATACCCCGCCCACTGGTCTTGATAATGAGACACTGAAGAAAGAGATGGTGCTGATTGTTCAGGATGTGAACAAGAACATTCCATCTCAATATGAAGATGCTGACTTTTCTATGGTGCTCGATAAGATCGACGGACATGTGCGCGCCTTACATGGAGCGCGCACTTGGCCGACGATTAAGATCTTTATTCAGTCAACTAAAGACGCAGTGAAGGAACACAACAAAGCAATCGATGTACCCAAGATAACTGCACCAACATACAGCATGGATCGAAGCGACACGATTATGGTCAAGCGAATTAAGAACGGTGAACCAATACCAGATTACATTTTGAATCCTGAATCAGTAACACGCGCTCGACTAATTAATGACGGTCACATTACAGATCACGACTTGCAAAAATATATTGCACCTGCTGCACGAATGCAGTAAACATAATGTAGATAACTAGTGAGGTAAACATGGAACGCAAAGGGTTCATCGGCGGCAGCGATGCCGTAAAGATAATGAATGGTGATTGGTTAGAGCTTTGGCAGATCAAGACTGGTGTTAAAGAACCAGATGATCTTAGCTCCAATCTCGCAGTACAACTTGGCTCTTACACTGAAGACTTTAACCTGTCTTGGTTTGAGAAAGAAAACAATTGTGTACTGAGCAATCATCAGTCTGAGTTTGAAATATCATCAGGTCGAGAGCTACCATTGCGCGGTACAGTAGATGCAATGTGGAACGGTCAGATCGTTGAAGCCAAGCATACCAATTCATTCTTCAACATGGATAAGATGCTTGAGATATACATGCCGCAGCTACAGTTTTACATGTATCTATCCGATGCAGATGCAGCGCATCTGTCTGTGATCTTTGGCAACAGCAAGTATGAATACTGCAAAGTAAACAGAGATCCATCTTACATCGCAGCCATGATGGATATGGTTAATGAGTTTTGTAAGTATGTCATTGATGACATTGAGCCTGTTGGTATTGATGTGCCTGATGCACCATCGATTAATAGGATTCCTGTCGATGACATGGTGAAACGTGACGGATCTACTGACAATATGTTTATGGATCGTGTGGTTACATACATCAATGGTCACGAACACAATCGTATGTTTGAGAACGCCAAGAAAGATCTCAAAGATATGATGGCTGACAATGAGCGAGAAATATTTTGCGATCAGCTATCAGTCAGACGTGACAAGCGTGGATCTGTACGGATCTACATTCGCAATCAGAAGGAGGCAAAGTAATGTCAAACATGAAGGTATGGGACAGCGTATCCAAGTCGGACGCTAAGTTCCTAAAGAAAGTAAACGTAGGCCGTGGGTTTACAGCAATCGATGCTCACTCTCAGATAATGAAAGCAACCGAAGTATTCGGGCCTGTGGGTGAGGGTTGGGGTTATCATGTATCTCACAGCGTTGAAGTGCTTACACCTAACGACAGCGTGATTATAGCGAGTGTCAGCGTATGGCATAGAGAACCATCTAATGTGTTTGGGCCGGTGCTTGGTTGTAAGACGTTAATGCGCAACGGAAAGACAGATGAAGATGCACCCAAGAAAGCAATGACAGATGGTCTAACCAAAGCGCTGTCACATCTTGGTTTTAATGCAGATGTATTCCTCGGTGAATTTGACGGTAACAAATACACTGATGATACACCAAAGCCTAAAGGCGATTGGTAACTCTTAAAGAAATAGAAGCCGCCAAGACCAGCAACGGCGGCTGGACTAGGGAACAGCTCAAGCAATGGGGTGTTCCTTGGCCTCCACCTAAAGGCTGGAAAAAACAACTTACAAAAGGAGCCAGAAGCATGGCAGATTATGACAACACAAACTCAGGCGCAGCTTTCAAGCCATTTGATAGTCAACGCATGATCCTTCAAGGCAAAGTAAATCTTGAAGGCAATGAGCGCAAAGTCGTACTCGTTGCAGATCAAACGCGCGGCGGTGACAAGATCATCGAAGTCTATCAGAAAGTTGGTGTGTTGTTTGACAACGATAAGAAGGGCAATGAGTCAGCACCAGATTACTCAGGCCCAATCGAAGACTACGCAACCAACAAAGACATGCGGATTGCAGCTTGGAAGCGTCAGAAAGATGGCGGCAACTACATGAGTATGCAGATTACAGAGAAACAACAGGGAGGATCTAACAATAAATTGGATGATAAGATCCCGTTCTAATGGAAACATGGTATGAAATGAAAGCGCGTCATATGCGCGAACGTGTTGAGCTAGTGGAGTCATTGGCTCAATCACGTTACACACAGACACAGGCATCAAAAATTCTCGGCATGAAATTAAGTGCACTTAATAATTTTATTAGGCGCAATGAGGTTTACTGGCCTGTTATTGAGCAGGGAAAAAAGAGTGACAAAGAACCAAAGGTTGCAGTATCTTAAACGAATTGTTCGGTTGTGTGCTGCGCACAAAGCAAATCCAAACCAAACAAAAAATGAAGTTGATGAAATACGAGCGCTTGCTCAACACATCATCGATGCAGAAGAAAAAAATATAGAGATAGAGGGAACGCCAGTATGAGCATAGCTACAGCATGGCTTGAATTAGCCGCCCAAGAACGTGCTAGGCATAATAAAACATGGGGTCGAATCCCCGAAAAAAGAAAAGATGAAAAATATATTCCAAAGAAAAGAAAAGGTACTCGAGATCCTAAGAGACTAGAACTAATTCGGGAGATGATTCGAGAAGGCTTTCGCATAGTAGACATAGCTCAAGAATTGGGAGTCAGTGAATCAAGTATTAGATACTGGCGTAAGCATTATAATCTAACATGATTCGTGTGGGCAGTGCTATGTGAATGGTCGGGATATAGCTGCTGGCTTGGACGCCACTGCCCACTGCGACAATCTATCAAAACAAGAGGCAAAGACAATGGCAACTTATTACATCTTTAGTATTGTTTACATGCTAAATGGCTATGAAATGACTAGCCATATTTTAACTAACAGTGCAGAAAAATGTTACCAGTTAGTTCGGGCAGCCGAAGAAATATCCAACGTGCTACCCGCTGATCTTTACTGTACTGACACTGGTAGAATCTCAGCGTCAATACGTCCTAAACTTAGACCATCAACTCAAAGTGAGGCGCATCAATAAACGGACGGCGACCTTGGGATCTGCGTGTATCAATGTAATCATTCATAGCAGATTCCATGTCACCTTCCCATTGCGCAATGTTTGGCACAGTCCAAGCTGCACCCCAACGAATAGGAACATCAACCGCACGTGCTGCCTCTGCCATTGCATCAGCAATCTCGTCATATAGATTTAGTTCCCAACGCCCACCATCTACATACGCCATAAGATCTACAGCAATACCATCCAAGTGCTTTGACTTCATGGTTTGACTTGCGCCCTTGGCTACCAATGCGCGTTGTTCTTCAATGGTGCGAAGCCCACAGATCACAGAAAAATCTTGCTTGCTAACGCCAATAGCATACTTGACGACAGCAACCATGCGCTCATCAACACCTTCTAGTTTTGACAGGCTGCGTTTGCCTAGTTTGTAACTCATTTCTTTAACCCTCTCATAGTGCGGATCCCAAATGATGCAGCTATGGAAGCATACATTCCCCATTGAACCCACATTGGTGTTGTCTCCAAATTAGCAAACCCTTGCGCCATTGTCTCTTGCATAGAAGGAATGAAGTTGGCGCACAGAATCAAAACGAAAACTATTGTCCACAGCTCGTCTTTCCAACTGTCTTTACTAGCCTCGATTGCGGCTTGTTCCCAATCCATTTCGCCAGTGGCTTGCTTTAGTTTGATCTCTGCGTTTGCTTTTTGAATGGCTGTCTTGCCATCAATATATGATGTAGCAAGGCCACCAATTGCTGATACTATCTGTCCAATCATGCGCCACGATCCGTCTTAGCTTCTTTGTTCATCCAAATTCCAAAGCAACCTGTCAATGCGCCCATGCAAACTGAAACCAAACCAGCCTGTCCATTCGTAGGATCAGGCAATGACATGTACCAGTGTACGCTTTGGTAAGTTAAAATAGTAACCACTAGCATCATCAGCCGTGGGAATACTTTGTATTCATCAATCACTGTTGCTGGCATAATGTTCTGCAATCCTTTTGTTTGAAGTTATTATAACCACTTTTCCAGATTTGTCATACACTGTGTACTTTACCACCTCTCAAGGTAGACCCCTAAATAATAGATGCACAGAGCCACAACTATCACAGCCATGGCAATCCCCGCGAATGTAGCTATCGCTTCCATACGCTCCTCTCTGGCCTTCTCAGCTGCCTTCTTAGCTGCTTGCCTCTGCTTACGAGCTTCAGCTTGCCATTGCTGCCAACGATCCCATGTGCCGGGGGGCGCATATAAACGACAGTAGGATTCTAATTCTTGCCGCTTCTGTCTTAAATTTTCTAAGTGTTGAAATTCTTCCCAATCACCTTCAGAACCACCAGTGATTGCAGTAAGTGGACTGTTCTTCTTACGTTGAACAGCCTCTTTTACATCTTCTTCCGCTGAAAGAAACTTACCGACCGCGCCGATAAGCCCCGCAGTTTCTTTGCCATTACTAAGAGCCTGACGGATAACCGAATAAGCGGCATTCGCAGCCATGATGCTCTCAAGTATAGCCATGTAATCATCCAGACAGGCTCAGTCTTAGCAGCATAATAATAATAGCTGCCGATGAGCCTATCATAATAGCCTCTAGTCTTTTCACACGATTAAACAGATCCTTAAACTGAATATCCATTTCAGTTTTCATAGCAACTATCTGTTTTTCTATAGTGTCAATGCGCTCATGCGCGGATGCAACAGTACGTTTGTCCATCTTCTTCCTCTTACGGTGCTACAGGCCAATCATCATCGGCAATGTTAGGCCATGATGCCAAGTCTGACATATCACGAAGCTCTTGGCGATAGGTTGCCCATGCTGTCTTGTCCTCATTTGTCAGTGGGCTGTCATTCATTTGCGTCCAATCGCTGTCAGCCAATAGCTTGTCGCGAACCCTGCGCTGAGACACGGCTTCTTCTTCATCTAGCTTTTGTTGATAAGCCGCTTCTTTTTCTGCCTTTGTGCTATCATCATCGTCTGCAAACATATCTTGAGCGATATATTTTTCCACCCAATTACCATTCGCATCTTGCTCAACACCGTCACGAACAGAGTTTTGATACGCTGTTATCGTTGCTGGGGGTGACTTCAATACAGGGTCTAAATCAAGTGCGTCTAACGTTGCGGCTTTCCATACGCGCGGCAAGGACATGTTGGGAAAGTCAGATCGCCATTCGCCTTGGCTCTTAACTTCGCCTGTTGTTCTGTTTCTATATTCGCCCATCAGATTGATCCTTTCCTATGGGGTTGATTTATTAAGCGGCAATCGCCCAATATAAATAAGTAGCGCCACTGTCATTAAGAGAAACAACTCCCTTTACTGCACTAAATCCAGCAGAATAAGGGTCTACTAAATCAAAGTTGCTACTGTTGCTGTTTCCGTTAAGTTGAAAATATAACTCGTTTCCTGAAACAATTCCTCTAGTGCTATCAAAAGTAAACCAGTTACCACTATTATCAATTCGCTTAATCATTAACCAATCAACGCCATTGCTGAACCCAAGATCAATGTCTTGATTGGTTGCCCCGTTCCCAGTGTATGTCCCTATTTTCTGAAATTCATTTGAGGCAAACATATAAGCTACAAAGTCACCGTTGACTCTATTTGTATAATCTTCTGTCCCAACCCTAAAACTCGTTGCAGTAGGAACAGTGCTGTCCCAATAGTTTGCTCCAGTTCTGTAGCCATCATTGCTACCCTGTATCATATATTGACTTCCTGTGAGGCCAGTAGACCAAACAGCAAATTGACCACTTTCATCTCTTGCTTTTACGAATAATAATTCTGGGGCAACACCTAGCGAATGCTCAATATCTTGCGCTGTTCCAGTTGCTTGATAATCAACCATATCAAAAAAGCCCCTAGCCCTTTTGAAAGCAGCCATACGCTTTGAAGTCGATGCACTATTAACATCCCCAACACCATTTTGATAATCCCATTGTCTATTTTCAATGCCTGAATCTTGCTGTTGAAATAAACCAGTGCTTAAAGAAAAATCACAACCGTTTGTTGACCTGTCTCCAAAGCGATAGTTTACGGTATTACTATCCCGCTGCACATAAAAATCCACAGGAAACCCTGTAACATAGCAAGGTGTTGTAGATGTTCTTGTAATCATAGAAAAAACATCACCAACATTTTCAGGTTCTTCATGCAGTGTTTTTCTAATTGCAACGTAAATATACTTAGAACCAGACGGGTAGTTCACATTACTTTGGGTGCTATTTAATCTAAATCCATCTGTTCTGTGCAAACCAAGTAAAGGCCCAGTTCCACGAGCCAAATCATTTGTATTAACTTCAAAATATTCAGAATCTTCCGCAGATGAACCAATGCGGTTTGCAGTTCCCCTTTGAGTGTCAAATAACCACCAATCCGCCGCCGCATTATCAGCTTTTTTAATTAACAACCATTGAGGTTCAAATCCAACATTAATATCAAAATCACCAGATGATCCATTGCCAGTATAAGTGCCACATTTCACAACATCGTGATCACCGTCTGGGCCGAAAATTCCTGTGCCATCATTATGCGCCCATAGATAAGCAATGTAAGTCCCGCCCGATGCATTTACATTACTGTCACTGCCTACAGTAAATTGTGTTGTTGTAGGTGCGGTATTATTAAATCTAGTTGATGATGTTGCCTCAATGTTTGATGACGTAATTGCCAGATACTTTGTTGCGCCCAATGATCTATGGTAACAAGTTCCCTCGCTATTTGCACCAATGCGCTTAATAAACATAAAGCCAACTTCATCATTTAAGCTGTGGGAAATGTTTTGAGTTGAGCCTGTTCCTGTATATTGAACCACATCAAAAAACTTTTCGTGCTGCCGAAATGAATAGCAAGCAAAGCTGTCATTATTCCCATTTATGTCAGAGTTAGCGTCTATTTCTATTCCATTGGTTTCAAATGAATTAAAATAACCGTTTAGTGGATTAGAGTTCGCAATACTATTTGTGTAAACTGCTACAGTTCCGCTACCAACGCCTCTTATTGTATCAACAAGAAAATGATTCCCAGATGTGTTTCTTTGCTTTATCCAAACTAGACCCTCGTTTTCAACAAAGTCTATTCCTGTGTCAATTACTCGATTATAAGTCTGATTCCCTTCATACAAAGTTATAGAGAATACATCTTCAAAATTTACAATTTCACCACCACCAGAACCCGCAGCCGCTTGGATAAGTTTTTTAGTATTAGCCATTATTTACCCCAATGCTTGACCAGCCGTGAACCCATACCATGTTGTGCCGCCATCATGCGTGATAAACACAAAGTAATCTACCGCAGATGCAGTAGCTGTTAAGGTTGGCGCAGTTGCGCTAGGCCAATCAACCGCTGCAGGCCATGCTACTGTATAACCGCTTGCAGATGCATCTTGAACGAGCTTCAGTGTAAAGCTAGATACCCTTCCAGAAGCCGCTGGGTTACTAAATGTAAACGTGGTGTTTTCTGTTAGCGTGTGGCTAAAATTTGTGCCATCATTTAAATCAATGGTTGTAGCGTTAGAAGATGAAGTTACAGAGTTGTATCTTTCAGAAAGTAAATCTTCGAATGAGAGGTTGCCGCTTGCATCAGACACAAGGATTTGGTCAGCTGCGCTAGGGCCAGCGGAAGGCAATGTCATAGTGTATGAAGATGTAATATCCGTTGGGACTGTAATCTCAGAATAATTTGAATTATCAGAATCATAAATTACTAAACCATGACGATTATAAAAATGAGTGCCAGTAGAATAAATTCTTATTGTCTCTAAATCATTAACACCATCACCAGTATTACTAATTTTCAAATAAGTATAACTGCTTCCAAACCCACTTGCATGAGCAGCAATAGAAGCTTTTACCCCTGCGCCAGGTGTCGTTGAATCAGAACCATAGAAGTCAAAAGTGCCAAGCTCTTGATCTCCGCTTGCAGCGGTGTCTGTATTTATTAATCTAAATACTGCAGTGCTTGCTGAACTAACTGAAGCGAACCCACCATTAACAAACAAATCATCAGATGTTGTCAAATCACCAGTTACATAAACGCCAGTGTTTTGCGTAGCAAGTTTAGCACTGTTGTTGTAGTATAAATTTACAGAACTATCGCTGAGGAATGTAGCCATAGTTTCATAACTAGCGCCTGTACCATGCCCAATAATAATGTCATCAGTAGAAACAATCTTTAGGTCACTTGAAGTTGTGGAGCCAGCTTCAATGTAGTTGTGTGTTCCATCGTGATAAATTTGTAAATCATCACCATCACCAAGTTTTAATCTATTGACCTCTGCGCCAGAGCTGTCACCAAACTCAATGTTGTTTCCGCTTGTTGATAAAACGCCGCCAAGCTGCGGTGTGGTATCTTCTACTACCGAGCCAATGCCAGAAACATTTACAGTATTCCACTGAGTGCCATCATAAAACTTATAGGTGTTGTCTGTTGTATTGAAAAACAAGTCACCTTCATCAAGGCTCGTTGTTGGATCAGTGCCGCCAACACGATAGCGCTCGGCAAAGCTATTTACGCCCGTTATGTTGGTCGCAACTGTGTTTACGTTAGTAATGTCAGTCGCAACTGTGTTGATATTAGAGATTCCCGCCGCAACAGTGCCAATGTCTGTAGCATCAGCCGCTACAGCATCGATATTTGTTGCATTACCAGCCACAGCGTTAATGTTTGTAGAATTGCCAGCTACAGAATTAACATTCGAAATGTCACCCGCAACAGTCCCAATCGTATTGCTGCCAGCCAAATCGGCTGCAACTGTTCCAATATCAGTTGCATCCCCAGCAACCGCAGCTATTTCTGTAGAAATTCCAGCAACAGTGGAAATATTGTTTGTTGGGCTAATTTGCCCCGCTACTGTATTGACGTTTGTTATATCTGTCGCAACCGCACCTACATTTGCATTTGCAGTAGCAACAGTATTTACATTTGCAATATCAGTAGCAACAGTGTTTACATCTGCAATGTCAGTCGCAACGGTATTTACACTTGTGATGTTAGTACCAACAGTATCAACATTTGCAATTGAATTTGAAACCGTATCAATTTCCGAAACTGCTTCGTTTAAATCATTAGCAGCGGTAATAACCGCAGCAATATCATCTGATACTGTAGAAACATCAGTAATTGCAGTAGCAACAATAGTAACAACACCAGTTACACCAATCTCACCAGCAACAGTATTTACATCTGCAATGTTTGTTGCAGTTGTGTTTACGTTCGTAATGTCAGTTGCAACCGTATTCACATTGGATATAGAGCCAGCAACAGTTCCAATTGTGTCTGACCCACTTAGATCAGTTGCCACTGTAGTTACATTTGCATTGTTGCCAGCAACAGTTGTGACATTTCCTGAAATGCCAGACACAGTTGTTACATCAGTGCGGATTGTATTGACATTAGTAATAGCATTTGTTGCTAGCGTTCCGTCTTCAATATCAGCAAGCAAAGCAATGTCAGCAGCAGTGTCAGAAACAGACTGAACATCAGCAGTAGATGGGCCAGCTTCAACCGCACCAGTTGTTAAATTAAATGCAAGGGTTTTACCTTTGCGATCATCAACAACAGGAAGCGTTAGTCCAACCCCAACATCATAATCAGTAAGTTGTAAAGCGCGTGAGGCTCTATCATCAAGGTCAGCAGCAATAGCAATGATGCGGTCAAGCTCAGTATTAAGAGCAACAATATTAAAGGAACCAGATACAGGAAAGTCAGTGGTACGCTCTAATTCAATGTCACGAGTAATAACAACAGTGGATCCACCAGTTGCACCGGTTACAGTAATTGAAACAGTACCAGTAGAGCCATCCCCACCACTAACAGTATAATCGGCTGTAATGGTTTTAAGAGTACCATCTACATAAACATTAAGATCATCGTTATCAAAAAACTCAAACGGTACAGCAAAACTAGTTTGCTGAACGCCTTCTGCTACTGAGTAAGATACACGGGCTGTGTTGTCTGCAATATTGATTGTCATAGATATACCCTCGTTTGAGAGTAAACTACTTTTACTTTACAAAATCATCAACGCACAAAAACTAACGCACAATTAGAAGGCTTCTTCCAAGGCTTTAGTCATTGCATTCATTTGATCTTTCCATAACCACACCCGCATAAATGGCAAGTTTCTAATAAAGGTTTTCATACCCTCACCAGCTTCGCCATTTATAAAACTTTCGAGCGGATCCACAGTAAGACCCACAGCGATACTAGGGCCAGCACCAAGAAGACCTGTCGCAGCATCTACATAGTCTTCGTCTTGTGGAAACTTAGGAGAGATAATCCCATCCATGTAGTTGCCATAACCAAGCGCCATTGATGTGTTGATCGAGCTGTAAAGAAGATCTGAATACAAAGAAACTAAGCCACTCTGGTCAAATGATCTAGCAAATCTATCTGACCACTCCATCTGTTCCCAAGCCCAATCAGGTGTCTTAATCTGCACCGCCAAATAACCAAGACCCATTGCAGCAATAACACCTGTCATTGGATTCTTAATCTGACCTTGAGTATATGCAGCAGTCACTTTGTTCATTGCAGCCAATGAGTAGCTATAAAACTGGAACGGCAGTCCAAGCAAACCAGACTCAACGCGAGAGTAACCTTTAACAAGACTATCTTCTTCGTAACCGAATGTCTTGGCTATACGATGAGGAACATAAACAACACCATCTGTAATGATCGGACGATCCGCAGGTGTACCCATCATAACTGTATTAAGGATCCCACTCTGCATCGCAGTACGGAATGCCTCAGTATCATCTGCGCTAATTCGAGGCTGATCTTTTAGTTCTTTAATAGCAAGATCATTAATTGCATTTTCATAAGAGGCTTTCCAATTTTTCTTACGCCGATCAATCTTTAGATCTTTTGGTCGATACTTGGTGTGGATGATCTCATGCATCTTAATAAACGTCACAAGATCATTAGGCGATTTAATAAAACCATCTGGCAGCGGACGAACACCTTCCGTACGAGGATTTTCCCAACCGCGCTCAAACCACATTACATCACGAATGTAATCTTCATCGAGGTAGATAGCTTTTTGTTTAACATTTTTTAACAAAGCTGCTTCATCTGGGCTTAGCTCAAAATTAAATGTAAATCCTTTTTTTGCAGTTTGCAGTGGATTAAGAGGGTCTGGCATTACTCGTGGATCATTTTCTGGAATGTCCATAAAAAACAATTCGTTTTTTTTGCTACCATAGTTTTCAGCATAGTCTCGATTTGTACTAACCCATCTGCCAAATTTTCCAACTTCTTCTAAAGAATCTTTTGCACCACCATGATAAACTCTAATAAAACCTTCTTTTAATGGGGGCTCTCCTTCACGATAGAACGCTGGTTTATATCTATTTCCATCAAATGAATTAGTTGGTCCAGTGATAATCTTAGCTGTGGTATCTGGGAATTGTATTGTGTCAGTCCATGCAGATGTATTTGGTATGTATAGACCAGACTTTGTTTGCTGCACTGGCGCTCTTGCATATACCTCTGCACGTTCTCTGGTAATGCCATATCGCGCAAGATACGTTGCATCTTTCTGACTAATAGATCCATCGACCCACTGCTTAGAAAGTTTAATAAGCATGTGACCGCGCAACAACCCATCAAACTCTTTAGCAATCTGAGTCATAGGGCCAAGAAGGTTAGCTACGTTATATACGTTACGCGCAGTGTCCCATGCAGAATTTTGTAGAGGATTGTTTGTCATGTTGTCTGTTTGACGAATATGAGCAGACCCTTTCATAATATCAATTGCTTCGCCTAGAGCGCGTGTTTCTTCTAGGCTTAACTTCATCTTATCGCGCTCAAGAATAGAAGTAAGACCCTTGAGAATATCCCCCATCTCATGTTCCATGATAATGCGAGAGAAGTCAGAGATAGCAGAGAACCCAGCAGATCCAAGATAATTCATATACGCTAGATCCTTAACCATCTGCGCAGCCTTGAAGTCAATGCGATCAAAGTTATGAACAGGACTACCAACAATGCGATCATACATGTGAACAAAGTCACGGCGGTATGCATTAATCTCTTTCTGAGAATTACCAGCCATAATCATTTCGTCTTCAAGATCATCAAGAACTTCTGCAATGGACTTGTTCCCAAACATCTTGTTAAACTGATAAACACCCGCAGTTCTGTGAGTGTAAGCTTTCATAATCGCAATAGGATCCTGAACAATAAAGTCATAGACCAAACGGTTAGGAATATCTAATTCACGATGGCGCAGGTGCTTAGACTTACCAAATCCATACGCAATGTTTTCTGGGTGCAAAGTATCTTTAAGGCCAAGAATACCATCAACAGTTTCTTTTGCTCGAGCAGCGGTAGCTTCATCACTCGGGTCTAGCTCAACTCGAGTAAACTTACCGCCCTCTCTTTTGTACACAACAGGATTATTCTTATACCAATCAGCAATAATCTTTTCTAACTCAGCGCGGTTCTTGCGGATCTTGTTTGTATCCCAATAACGAGGCATGAACACATCCTCATTGGCTGGGTTTATGGACACATCAGCCAAGCTCTCTACCGACATCTTGTTTTCTTCGATAGCTTGCTCAAATCTTAGAATCTTTTGTTCTTTTCGCTCTCGGATCTCCATAGGATTCCGACCAGTTTTCCTTTCCCACTTAACTAGCTTGCCTTCCTTCATAAGTGTTTCCCACTTCTCAAGGTCTTTCTTAGCTGCATCTAGTTTGTATTCTTGCTCTCGGACTTTCTTTTCTAAGTTACGACGAGAACCAATAAGGCCAATGTCCTCAAGCCGATCTTCCCAGCGCTTGTAAAACTTGTTCATAATATCAATAGCCTGACCTTCCATCTCATTGTCAGGCGCTAAACCATTAATACGCTTACGGCTCACTTCTCTTAACCAAGTGCCGTATGTTCTATCTTTGCCAGTTTTAATCTTAGATCCGCGTTCAAAAATGTCCGCAACATTGATACCCATTGGCCTTGCTGCGCCTTCCTCAAAGCCTAAAGTCTTAGACCAAAGATCAGTAAACGCGCGATCAGCCTGAACCCACTCACCTTCCATGATGACTGACTTCTGATACACAGATGGATCAGAAGACATAGCAAACTTATTCATAGCTAAAGCAAAGCCACTGTCATGACCTAGTTTTAACATTGCAGCTTTTCCGCTATTTATAATTTTAGACTGCAAAACTCGTTTCATTGGAGTTGTAACAGCTTTAAAGAATGGACTATCTACAAAGATATTAGGTGCAATGTCATACATATCAGATGCGCCACCAGCATCCTCAATAGATCTTAGTGCGCGTTCATGTTTGTTTACAGATATGGTTGCTTCTGCCTGATTAATCTTACCAAGAAGCGAAGCTGTTTCGTCGTTTAAATTATCCAACTCATCAGCAGTAAGGCCAGAGCGATCTGTTTCGTTTATTTCTTTTAGCCGACTTTCATAACCAAAAATATTCTGTTGTTCTGCATCTATAGCAGTACGGATGTCTTGGTCAGTAGCAGCCGCAAATGCACGTTCATCTCTCGGCGCTTTGTTAAGAACATCAGCAGGGGAAAGCGAAGATACATCTTCAGATACACCAGCCGCTTCCATAAACTCTTTGTGTGATTGCTCAGTCTTTCTAAACGCCTCCGCACGACGAGTCACGGGAATACTAATTGCGCCGTTAATTAGACCGCCAAACACCGCAGTTGCGCCAACATTCAACGCAACCTCAGATGTAGTACCAAGGGGATCAAACGGTGCGCGAATAGCTTCTAATCCAACTTGAGCAGTACCCGCAGCCAACGCACCTCGACCAGCAGATTTTAATATCCCAATAGCAGGGCCACCGAAAGGCAAAGCAATAAGATTAACAGGATCAAAGAAACCAGCGCCAACATTTGTCCAGAACCCAGCAGCCGCCATAGTCTCACGGCGCTTCATGTTTTCATCTAATTGATTTTTAAGAACGCTCATATGCTCTGCATTCTTTGCGTGAGCAAGTGTTTGTATGTAGTCCTCATAACCTACCATGTCTGGACGAGGATCATATGTAGGATCAAACTCAACATCAGAGTATGTATTGACGTTGCTTATGTAATCAATGATTGGCCTGTAGCTGTAACCAAGCTGTGCGCCTATAACCTCACCAAATGTGGGATCCTGTTGTTCTACATCTAAAGCATTGAATGGCCCAATCTGGTTTGTTGCAAACCTAATATCTACTGCCATTATCTAAATCCTCCAGACATAAACCCGCCGCCGCTAAAGAAAGATCTTGGTGTATCTTTAGATATTACCGATTGATCTGCGGATCCTCGCATCTCAATAATGTCTTCCATTGTTAGATTATCTAGGCTTACACTTATACCTTTACCCTCTGCGAATGCAGCAACATCAGCCTCAGAAGTTGAGAAGGCAAACGGCATATTGTTCATCTTAGGATTAGGAATCGGAACTAAAAGCCCACCCTGCCTTTTAACAGCCAAGTAAGTTACGCCGCCATTATACACACCCATCGGCATTAGGAATGCTCTGTCTTCAATCTGATCGTCTAGTGGCTTCATAGATATTCTAGGCCCACCAAGCTCATTGTTTACTTTCCTAATAAAGAAGTCTTGAACTTCTTCATCATTGAAGACTGCATTGAGCGCATAACGAGATCGATCACCAGTTCGTGAGCCACGATCAAGAACATAACCTTGAGTCTTTACAAACGACCTGTCGTAAAAATTCTTTAACTTTGTTTTAATTGTTTCAGCATCAAGGCTAGAGAAAAGATAATCAGCTAATGGAACTAAAGTGTTTATGGCTTCTGCATTCTGGGCGGCATCTTCAACCGCTGCCATTACAAACTCAGTAGTGTCGATCCCATTTGGATTTTTAGACTTAACCGCTTTTGCAAATGCTCTCCGTCTTGTGACTGCAAAGCCATCATCACGTTCATTGTCTGCCATTTGCGCTGCAACAGCACCAATCTCATCACCAGTGCTATAGTGTATTTGAGCAATAGCTTCTAACTTAGAAATGGTATCGTCAGGCAATCCTTTAAATGCATTTACAATTGCATTGCCTCGAGGTTGGTTTGCCATCTGCGAATAGAAAGTAAGAACATTCTTTGCGGCTTCTGCGCTACCTTGGAAGCTACCGCCAGCAAGATCTTCTAATGAAGTTTTTAATGTCGCAGGTAGAACCCCAGACATTGTTGACTTAAACAAGAACTGAGCCGCAGGGTTAGCAGGGTTGAACATCTCTGAGCTTTCAAAGAAGTTATCCATACCAGAGATTTGTAACAAGTAATCCTCAACAGTTTCGCTATCTGTTGTTGTTGGATTATTAATAATTTGGTTGCTACTTATATTTTTGATTAACGCTTTTTTATCAGCACCAGCTTTTAGATCTGCCTCAACTTTACTAAGAGAAACCTCTTTACGGTTAATGCTTGCGGCTACAGTTTCTCGATCTGAATAACCTAATGCAGAATCTACAGCATCTTTTAGTTCAGACGGAACACCGCGATCATCACCATTAAGGGCATACGCCGCTGCAAGTGCTAAATCTGATGAAGTAACTTTTCTGTTTTTTCCATCCTGACCAATAACATAACCGCGCATAACTTTGCTAACAAATGAAGAAGCGTATGCTGCATCTAGTTTTTTTTGTTCGTTTGCTTGCTCGACACCAGAAAGATGTTCATTTGCATTTATGAGGGATGATCCTCTTTTGTATGATTCTAGAATCCCCTCTGAAGCGCCGTTTATGTTATAAGATAATTCCCTATATACATCAGCTTTACTTGCCGCTTTAAATCTAGCAGTGTTTCGTACATCGTTTGATTGAAGATCAAGAATAAACTCCTCAATCCGTGCATCATCCTCAACAGGTACAGCAGTTCTAATTAAAGTATCTACAGCAGCTTTTGTTTTACCTTTTAGCTCACTTGTACTTTTGCGGTTGTATGCATCCAATATTCGCATACGCGCGTCTTCTGGACTGCCGCGATGATTGTCATATGCAACAACCAAAAGGTCTTGAGCAAGAGCGCCACGAATATCTTGTTTAGCTGAGTTAAGTTGAGCTTGGGTTAATCCAGAAGCAGGGTCTAAATACTTAGCGTCTAGTATTCCAAATGCAGAGTTTAGTTTTTCATCAATCAGATCTGCCATCTGACTAACTGGCATATCGCTACCAAATACAGCAGAGCCAAGATTCCCAGCAAGACCTACAGACTCATTTACAAAAGCATCAGTAACTAATTGTTCTACTGGCAGGTTTACTTGAAAGTCATTTGTAAGCTCTTGGACTTTTGCCTTTGCGGCTCGGGCTACACCATCAAGCGCCTCATAGTTAAGAACCTTAATATCCTTACCATCAGCACCCTTAACAGTGCGATACATATATTTTGTAGCGCTGTCATAAATCTCTCTAAGATCGTCTGGGAGATCTGATGGATCACCGTCAGAGAATGCTAATGCTAAGTTTGCTGCGCTGGTAGGATCTAAGCCTTCCATTGCACCAGTAATATACGCTTCACCATATACTGTTGAGCTTGCTTGCTGGGTTGCATCAGCAGCGCCATTCTTTAGCAAACGAGATGACTCAGCGTCTTTTGCACTCTCAACTGTTGCCTCTATAAGAGCAGATAAGTTCGCTTCAACTTGTGTGCGATTTGCACCCTCTGGCATCTTAGAGATATTCATAGCCATTTGACGAATAAGATCTTGTCTATCGTCAATGTTGGACAAAACAGATTGAGCAGTCTTTGCGCGATCCAAGCGGATCCGTTCTTGCATCATGTTTAACTTGGTTGCAGTGATGTACTGCGTACCAGTGTTCATAATGAAGTTTGTGTATGCTGTATCTTTGCCGTTAGACTTAGATCCTTCGATCATTGAGTCTAAGTATGAAGTCATTTGTTCTTCATACTTCTCAGGAGAATACGGATCATTCTCAAACTTTAGGGCAATCTCACCAGCTTTTTGTTTAATCTCATTTTCAATAGATTGCTGGAAGCGCTCATTAACTACGCGCTCATAGGCTTCAGCTTCAACATTACCCATAGCAAGCAGGGCAGTTATTCCATCAAGGGCTTCTGGCTTGCCTGTTTTTGGATTGATTGAGTTGATTCTGGTTGCATCCACTTGCTCTGCGCGTTCCGCACCAACACGCTTAGAAACATTTGCCAAATGCTTTATAGCAGTATTCGTTAGCGTTTGATTGGCTTGCGCTATCTGTTGATACATCTCAACTTCGCCAGTATTCATTCGGACTACACCGACAGGGCCAACGCTTTCGTACTGACGTTTTTCTCTGATTACTGGCATTTTTTATTTCCTAAGTTGATGTAGCTTTGAAGCTCATAAAGTCTGAAACACCTTGAGCAGCAGTCATTACTGGTGCAGATGTCAGGATATTACTCATGTTGCTCATGTAGTTTGCGTTGCCCGTTGCCCTAATACCAGCGGCTTTATTCTCACCATACTTCTTAGCAATAGATGCTTCGGTAATTCTCTTAGCAGATTCTAGTTCAGACGCACGTTCTATTGCTTGCAGGTCAGCACCAGCAAGCTCCCTGTTTCGTCGGAGAAAGGCATCAACAGATCTATCATCCCTACCCATAGCACTAAACTTAGCTATGTTTTGATTCTCTGTTTGTTGCATTTCAGCTAATCTTTGATTGCCCCTAGATATTGCTTGCGCTCTGCCTAAAAACATCTCGTTAATAAACTGGCGTGACTCTAGTTCACCAACTTCTTTAGCAACTCTAGCAGCTTCTTCTGATGCTTTCTTTTGCGCATTTGCTGAACTCATAGATGAAGCCAAACCAGCAACAGCAATACCAGTAGCAAGACTACCTGTAGCTGCTCCAGCAGCCGCGCCAATAATTAAAGGTACTACCATTAGAAAGACACCTCCGCAGTTATGCCATTAACCTGACAGAATAATGGCGCAGTTTGGGTAACGGTAATCTGTGGATCCCGACTATACCCCATTAAATAAAACTCTTTCTTTCCAGTAACCGCCTGTCGTGGTTGGCTGAAGTCATTGTTTACCTTGCGGATAATTAACTTCTTATTATTAACTGACACAGAAAGAGTGTCATACAAGTCAAGTATAACGCTAGACAAGCTGCGAGGACGACCAGTTTCAGGCCCAAGGCTTGTCGTTACATCAATGGGATTGGTTTTTAGTTCTACATCAAAGCCAAATCCAGCCTGACAACTTGTAAGCGCTGCATCAACAGATGACACATCGATCTCACCGCCAGACACAGTAAACTTACCAAGATAATCTGTAGAGCTAACTACATCTACTTCTGCACCGTCTTGGAAGAAGTCAGACACATCAAAGACACCAGCCGTACCTGTGTACAAGTTGCCGCAGTCTAAGTTTATATTCTGGTTTAATTCAGCTAAGACAAAGCTCTGAGAGCCAGAACCAAGGTCAGTCTTGATAATAGTAAACACTCGGTTTTCTACAGAACAAACCGAATAGAAAGATCCTACAGTTTCAAAGTTAGTCCAACCAGCAATGCCCTCAACTCTATTCAAGTTATAGACTGCAATCTCTCCACTGTAGTTCTGAACAAATACAAATGACTCGGCAGTGTTTACAGCACCACTAATAACGCATTGCTGAACTGGATCCTTGATAAGATGGGAGGAGAGCAAGGAGATAGGATCAGCCTTATACGCCTGTTCAGAGTCGCTATAGACAAACTGCCGAATCATTTTGCCACCAATTTGCCCAAATATGGTAGCGCCGTAGAATGGTTGTGGTCGAATGTAGGTAGAGCCAAATGAAGTTTGACGCTTCACTCTGGCATTTGTTGGAGTAATTGGCTCATTCTGGAAAGTGGGAATATAAAACTCAGATCCAGCAGTAAAGATATGAATGTCACGATTAGAAACAAAGTGACGAATTGTTGCCACTTCACCAATACTCATAACAAGCTCAATGCTGTCATTGTCTTCTGCATTACCAATATCAAAGTTGTAATACAAACCAGACTTACTTGCCCATACCGTATCAGGTTGAGCAAGTGTTCCACCAAACCAAAGTCTATTCTCATGGAAGCCTACGGCTGCGGGATAACCTCGAAGTGCCGAGTAAGATTGCTCTGACCATTCTTGTGTTGGCGCATGTGTTACAATCTGTGGAATGCCACCACCATCTTCAGATGTGTTAGCAGCAGCACCAGCAGTTACTTTATATCTATTCTCGTCAATAACCTTAGTTATTGATCTGGTGCCATTAATCTGAGAAGCATTAATACCGCCAACTGTAGATGCATTCCGAATTGTAATGCTGTCGCCAACAGCCATACCGTGATGCACATGAGTAAACTCAATATCACTAGAGCTATCAACAGTGCGAATAGCATTGGCATCTAGCTCTACATACAATTCATCAACAACATTACCTGTTGCCTGAGTCGCAGATTGAACTGATGTAATGTAGATCTCAGCCTCATGAAATAACAATGTCGTTCCAACGTGCTTAGAGTCTAAGTAGTTACCACCAGTTTGAGTACCTGTTGTATCAAAGTAGTTTGCGCTTGTAGTAACTGTAATGCCAGTACCAGTAGTTGCCGATGGATCCAGCGTTACACCAGCGCTTTGGAATGAATAGTAAGGCTGATAAATTCGACCACCACCAGCTTGCAACTGAAAGTCAAACTCCTCAACCTGAAAGCTATTTAGGCCAGTACGAATAAGTTGCTGGCACATAAATGTATTGTGCGCCAAGAACATAATGTCACCGCCTTGAGCGTATGTAATCTCATGGATGTATGCTTCATCCCAAGGAAGCGCATCACCATTTACATCGGTTGTCAGGGTTGTCACCAATGTCAGGGTGCCATCAATCGGACTAATGAAGAATATCTCACACGCCTGATGTGATAACGCTATGATGTATTGCTCATCATCAGAAAAGATAAATGGTATTATGCGGATCTGTTGACGAATGTTTGTATCTTCAGAAAGCCCTGAAAACTTATGAATTGCTTGGAACCCGCCACGCTTAGATACCCCGCCCTCACTGCGGATAAAGAAATTCTTAACACTCTGAGCAGACGAGTTGTATATAGCAGAATCCGTCCTTGAAACCAAAGACGGACTAATCTCACCATACTGGAAGTTTGTTAAAGGTATTCTAGCTTTCTGCATTAGCTACGCCTATTCGTAATAAACCTCGAGGTAACAAGTTTTCTTGTTGTTTGTTGCTGCCCATCAATTGATCTAGCCTTAGCAAGTAAGCGATCATATTGATTAGCCATCATTACAGAAAGAGATTGGTCACGCGCCAATGCAGTAGCAAACACAACAGCCATTGCATACTCAACGCAGACAGAAAAATAAGAAGGCCAGTCGTTTTCCTCAGATCGATATGTGTAATCCACAACTAATTGATCCTGTGGAGATGCATCGCAAAAGATCTTGTTGCCATAGATTGTGTATTCAATCTGGAAGTCATTAACAGTAACCGCGTGAACAAATAACTGACCAGTGGGCAGTTGATACGCGGAATCAAAACGACCAGTAGGTTCGTCGCTTAATCTGTTAAGAACTGCTTGGTTTGTGGCAAAACGCCACCGAGTAGATACTAGGTTCGATCTAGCAATATCTTCATACATATTACCAGCAATCAAAGCCTCAGAGGTATCATCCTCAAAAGAAGTAATTGGCTCTGCACCAATCAAGATCAGAGCGCGACTACAAATGTCGATTGCACTATTTGCGGGTGTACTAAGAGCCATATTAACCTCTTATATGAAAGGGGGCCGTAGCCCCCAATCATTAGTCTGTGTCAGTATTTGTAATTGCAACACCATTTATAATGTCTACGACAGAGCCAGTATTTGAGTTGCAATACGCGTGAGAAACAACAGGTGTACCGCCAGTTGAAGTAACGATAACCATGTAATCGTTTACTTTAATCATGCCAGCCGCATCGTTGAAGTAACCCACTGTATTAACATCTGCAATAGCATCCGCTGTAGTATAGTGCCACATTGAAAAGCCAGACGCACCAGCAACACGAGATAGATTAGCTGAGTTATAAGCCATAGTCTAATCTCCTTAGTTGTTGTCTAGAACTTCGTAAATGCCGTTCGCGTCGATAGCGACTGAACCCATTGACATCATTGAGGTTGCTAGGTGTGCAACTTTTTGCGGTACATAGTTCACCTCTGTCTGTACGTCAGAGTTGATACCAATACCAACCGCAGTTGTATGGTAGGCAAAGTTCTTACCACCAGCTACAGCAGACGTTGAGAAGATCTTGAAGCCCAAGAACTCTTTCATTGTCATGCCGCCAGCAAACGGTAGGTTTTGTGGGCCTACATAGTCTGATGACGCAAACTCGTTAATGTTAAACAAGTCAGCAAAGCCAGCAGGTGACATTGCTAGGTAACGCTGTCCATCTTCTGGAATATCAGCAGTACCAAATGTTTCAAACAATGTTAGCAAGTCTGCTTTAACCAATGCACCAGTTGCATCAGCAATTGCAGTAGCATTTGCACCAGCGTCCATTGCAGCAACGATAAGCGCGTCTGTTTGACGACCTAGAGCAGCAGCAGCAGATTGAGCAACAGCTTGACGTTCATTGATGTTGATCTTCAATTCGTCTAGCTTGTCGATGTACTCAGCTGCATAGTAGTCAGCCATAGTCACTTCGACATTGGTGTGTGCTAGTTCCATTGTTGTAACGTCACCGTTACGTGATTTAGTTGATGCGGCACCTGTGCCGATCTTTTGGAATCGAGCTGTTGAGCCTGTCACATTCGTTGAGCGAATAGTGTTCCGTAGCTTGGAACCCATACGCTGATAAGCCATGTGAACTTCAGTCTCAAACTGCTTGATAAAGGCTTGGTCAATTGTATTAGCCATTTTAACAGTCCTAAGTTGAGTTTCGGTTTGCTACGGGTATCCGCACTTTCATCTCAACTCGGGTATCCTGTTAAGGGCCGATCAATGCGTTACGGGCCGCGATGTCAAATTGTAAACATTACTTTTATTTGGATTGCAACGCACAAATTCGACATACTTGCTAATTCCGTTTTGAGAAACACCGACAGCTTCGAACCCCAACCAAGATGCCCAATTAACCATAAACTCATAATCTGCAAGGATTGTCATGCTCATTCCATGCTGAGTCTGGTCAAAGAAACTAACTAGCATCTTCGATCCACGCGCTAGTAGTTTGAAGTTTTCTCTTACTTTGTAAGAGAACATCGCAAACATTTGAGGCCATTCTTCATTTGCTTCATGCCAAAGACCACCAGCAAAAACCAGATCCTTGTCTTTGTTGCGAACAATGTAAACCTCAGAAGAATCATACATATCTTGCAGCGCAGTAGATATGTCTTCATAGCCAAGTAGTTTTAGCTCTCGCTTGTTTTCTATTGAAAGAACTTCTTCTAACTCAGCAATGTGATGTTCTTTCATCGGGGTAAGGTAAGCCTCACCCCGAGTCATAATCTTAACCTCGTCCTGAATATAACTTCTGGAAACCATCGTTTACCTCTTTGATGTAGTCATTGTTGCGACGAGCGGGATGCCAGTAACGTTCATCCTCCATCATAGCGCGTAAACTTTCCTCAGTAATCTGACCAACAGGATTGGAGTCAGCATTTACAGAAGGCGATTTTAGTTTTTCCATAATAAATTCAAGGGCTTCCAATCCGTCAGCAGTCTCAGTCAATCGTTCGATTGCTGGCATATGTTGCTCTCCAAAGAACTGATTAGAAAACAAAGCAGCAGCTTCAATACGAGCAGATGCGTTATCACCTAGCTTTGCTATCTCAGCATCCATGTCAGGCACATCTGCATTTACAGCTTGCATATACATTTCAAGTCCCTTCTGGAACTCGTCTTGGCTGTATCCATTTTCAAAGGAATGCTCAGACCACCACTGTAGAAGCTCGTTATCAACCGCCATATCTTCATCTACAAAGTCAGGAAGCTGGTAATCACCAGCACTTTCAGGTCGATCCTTAAATGCTTCGTTCTGAATCTCCTCCATAAACTTAGCGCGAAAGTCTTCTTCTTTAGATCCCAGTTTGGATTCTAATTCTTTATACGCTTTAGCCAGATCTTCAGCGGTATTATACTTTTCTGGTAGCCACTCAGGACGTTCTTGCGATGGTTGCTCAAGGTCTTCAGCAACAACAAAGTCGCGTTCTTCAGCAGGTGGCAAGCCTTCGTTTACTGGTGCTTCTGTTTGTTCTTCAGCCATCTTTCTTTATCCTATGTCCTCTTTGCACATGACGTTCTATTAGTCCGACAAGATAGCGCTGCCCTTCGAGGTGGCGCAATTCATCAGTTGAGATATTTGGGCCACTCACCATCTCAATCGTAACGCTTCGCAAATATTTTAGAATTTCTTTGCCAGTAGGCTCTGAGAATACAGAAGCAATATTAAGACTG